GACAATGGTTTCTAAACAAGATTACGATTATACCAATCCAGATTTAACTATTGAAGAACGCTATTGCCTGCTTGTGTTATCAGGCAGCAGTTTTAAAATTTTGCAATGAAAAATTTTATTTTTTCTCAAATAACAGAATATCAACTGGAAATTACAACCTATTGTAATGCTGCCTGTCCCCAATGTCCTAGAAACATACAAGGTGGTCCCGTAAATCCCTATATGCCTCTAGTGCATTTAGACAGGTGTGCTATTGATGCTGCGTTTAGCGTCGAACATTGTAAAAGTTTACGACAAATATTTTTTTGCGGCAGTTACGGCGATCCTATCATGCATCCCGACTTTCTGGATATACTACAGGACTTTAGGCGGAAGAATCCAACACTTTGGTTATACTTTCATACCAACGGCGGAGTTCATGACGAAAACTACTGGGGAGAAATAGCCCGTATAATGAACGGGTACGGTCAGATTGATTTTGGATTTGATGGATTAGAGGATACTTTACATCTGTACAGACGTAATGTAAAATATGCAACAGCTATGCGTAATGCCCTGGCGTTTATTCGTGCTGGTGGTAGAGCACAATGGAACTATATTGTTTTTAAACACAACGAGCACCAAGTTGAACAGGCAAGAGCGTTAAGTCAAGAATATGGCTTTTTTAATTTCTTGGCTAGAAAAACTGGAAGATTTTACGATCATAAAAACGAAACTGCTTATAAAAATTGGCCTGTACTAGATAAAAACAAAAACATTGAATATTGCTTAGAAGAACCCACACTAGAGGAATTGCGTAATCCCAGTGTACAAAAAATTGAAGTAATAAAAAAGATGCACGGTAGCTTTAGAAAGTATCTTGAACTAACTGATGTTCAATGCGATGCGCTGCTAGGCAACAAAGTTGTTATAACTGCTGAAGGATTAGTATTGCCGTGTAATTTCTTTGAGCATAACATGTACGATGCCAGATTCCGTGACAGTGCCATGCCAGGGGCGCATGAATCAAGTTTTACTGGCCCAGGAAGAATTCAAGTAAAAGCGTTTGTTGAACAATATAAAAACGAATTAGACATCAATAACAAAAGTTTAGAAGATATTTTTCAATCAAATTTTTGGACTGAGCTTGTTGATCGCTGGTCTGGATCAAACAAAATTATGGAATGCGCCATGACGTGCGGAGAAAAATTTACAAAAGTTTGGGATCAAGGAGGATCTATTAGATGAAGATGTTGGTAACAGGCGGCAATAGAGGGCTAGGTAAACACCTAGTTGAACAATTTGCAGGTACAAGTGTCAGTCGTGCAGACGGCATTGATATTACCCGCAATACAGATGCGATTGCTGCAATGAGCTTGGACTACGATGTGTTTGTCAATAACGCATTTGATGGTCCTCCGCAAGAAGCATGGGCTAACTTTGCTCAGTCACAGGTGTATTTTGCTGTTTATGATGCATGGCGGGCAGCTAATAAAACAGGATGGATCGTCAATATTGGCAGTGTGGGTAATAAAATCGTTGTAGCTCCAGAACCAAGATTTGAAACTTATCGTGTAGCAAAAGCAGCCTTAGAGCATGCTAGCCAACAGGGCACAGCAGCATTTAAAGCAAATACAGTATCATTTAAAACTACATTAATTACACTGGATCGATTAGATACTGAACTTAGTCGTAGTAGACCTACATGGACAGGAAATGGAATTGATCTAGAAGCAGTATCTAATTTTATAAAATATGCTCAAACTTTGGATCCAAACACATGTATAGAGGAAATAACATTTTATTGTAATCTAGACTATAAGGCATAATTATATGCTGTATGTCATGGCTATTCGAATCCACTCTTGTGGAATCACTTCCTGAAGATTGTGTAGGATTTGTGTATTTGATAACGAATACTGTATCTGGGCGCAAATACATAGGAAAGAAGTTAGCTAAATTTTCAAAAACTACAGTACGAACAGTAAAACTTAAAAACGGTAACAAAAAGAAAAAGAAGATCAGAAGCAAAATAGATAGCGATTGGCAAGAATATTATGGCTCAAATGACGAACTCAAAAAAGACATACAAACTCTAGGCGCAGACAAATTCACTAGACAAATACTGTATTACTGTAAATCAAAAGCAGAATGTTCATATATTGAAGCAAGAGAACAATTCCGACACCAAGTCTTAGAATCAGATGATTATTACAACGGGCATATACAGGTCCGTGTCCATGGCTCTCATATAAAAAACAAACTTTAACAAATTGAGTAATGATTAGATTATTATTTTCTGGATGCTCCATTGTTCAAGGTATTGGATTAGATTTAGAAAATCAGAATTCAATGCATTATGCAAATGTGTTAGCTGCAGAAATGTTTGGTGATGATGTTCTTGTAACCAATATAGGTGTAGGTGGATATTCAAACTTGCGTATATTTTTAGATACATGTGTGGAATTAACAAAATCTGCTTATGATTTTGTTTTTGTTGGCTGGACAAGCTATCCAAGACACTACACTTGGTTAGGCCTAGAGCCATACGATTGCACTAGGGTATTTAAAGCTGGTCACGATCTATTGCCGTTTCATGGTAATGATTTATCATTTAGTGATAAATTTTTACATAAACTGCGAGATGATTTATGTTTGATCAGTAATGCACATTACGATATATTGGATATTGTCAGATATGTTAATATTCTCTCAACCTTGGCCAAGTCCAAAAAAACAAAAATTTACTTTTTAAACAATTATTGTCATTGGGATAAAAACTTTTTTAAAAAAAAATCAAAACCAATCAAATCAAACTCACTTACAAAATATACAAACACTATTTTAAATTCTTATAACAGAAACGACGATCAAATAAATTTATTATACGATAAAATACACAATGATTATCAGTCCGTTGGCGGTATACAAGAACAATTATGGCTCAATTTGTATCAACCTATGGTTAGTATGTTAATAGACCTTGGCAATGATAATTCACACCCTGGCCCTTTATCTCATGAATCTTATGGCAAATTTCTATCAAATAAATTAAGAATTTTGAGCAGTAAAGACTAGCACAGGTCAATATCGTGTGCCCTAGACCTGGTTGAAATATACACAGGGACGGAAGCCTCGTCGCCGCAACGAGCACTCAACTACTACCCTTCGGGATGAAGATCGCAAACGCCGCGATTTAGTTGTTTGAATAGGATTGATAAGGCTAAAAAGACGTGCAAGCGATTGCACACGTTTGTATACCACGCTAGTATGTTGTGTACAAATCGCCGTTGTGATAAGAACGGAGCTCGAGGTACCGGACAACCGCCTCTGTAATGCTCTAATACTAGTGACTATGCGACTCGGATGAAGCATATAATTTTTGCCCGCCCTGGGCAAAGAGTGACCAATTAATCTGGATGAAACCTAAAAAAACATTGATGAGCGCAAGCGAAATCAATAGACTAACGCAGTTAGTCTTACCAGAATGGCATTCCTGATTTTTTAGCAGTTTCTAAATTGTCTTTGATAATTTCGTTTATGATACGTCGATCTTCGCTGCCCAACATCATGGCATCATTGTAATTCAATCCGCCGCGCATGTACCAGCACATTCTCAGTAGGTCTTCTTTGATGTCTTTGACTTGTTTTTCGTAGCTCTTAACTAAACCTAAAATACCTTCGGCGTCAAGTGTCAAGAGCTGTTGGCGAAAAAACTTGCATAGTCAAATGTCAATGAAACGTCGTAGGTTTTAGAACAGTTTTCGCAAGTGCCGGTTTGAGGTTTGATTGCACCTTGCTGACTAAGTTCAAGTATGCGTTCTTGTAGTTTTTTACAAATTTCTGAATCACAGTTCAAGTAAAACTCTTTGATGTATTCTGGTTCGGAGACTATGGAGCCACTGTCAACCAGTTCAATAAATTCTGTGCTGTCTACCAGCAGCTTGGCGTTGAGATCAACCAATCGGCCAATATGGTGTTTATACGCAGTAACTTTGACTTGATCTTCGCTGCCGTCAACCACAATGTTTTCTAACATGCGTTGTTGTTCATAACTGATCTTGCTGGTTTCATTTAAACTTGCGTAGGTTTGTGGCTTGATTTTTATTCTAATTTTTTCGTGTTCTAGTTTGCGATTATAATCTGGACACTGAATACCATCTAGATATCCGGTGAGTGCAACATCAAATCTGTTTTCTGTTTCGCAGTGCGGGCACTTGGTATCAATGCCCATGGTGTCGCCATAAGATGCTATTCTAATTGCAATCAATATGGCATCCACGTCTGTGCTGGGAATCTGCCAGGCATCTGTGATGTGCGGGCAGCAGCTTTCGATCACATCTACAACACCTTGCCCATTTAACAGGGCATCGGGTGTTTTTAACATGATCTCGTCTTTGGCAGTCATTGGATATATTGGCAACTCGTGAGTCTTGGGCATGTCCAACCCTGCCAGCCAAAAGTCTCCGTTGCTGGGTAATTTGAGATAAATTGCCGGTTGTCTAAAATGAGCTCGCAATGGATTGAGAGGTTTTTGATCCATTTTTTGATTCCTATAAATAATTGATAATACTATATTTATAGGCAGAAAACATGGCTGATCCACAAATTCAACAGTTACTACAGACATTTGGACAATTGACCGGTGCAGCCGGCAATGCCAGAGCATCATTGACCGGTGCCAGCGCGGCCATGGCCCGACTGCGCGACCAGATGCAACGTGGCACAGGCACAGTGCAAAGTCAAACAGCGGCATTACAAAGTTCAATTGCACAATTTGGAGCCCTAACAGAAAGCGTTCAAAAATCTAAAGCAGGACAAGACCTACTGGCACAACAGGCACAGGCAGCAGCTGAAATTTTTAAAAATTCTGCAGGAACAATGTCGGCCGCGCTACTCAAAGGTGGTCTGACAGAAGCTATATCTTTTGTAACCAAACAAATGTACACTGCCATTGGCAGTTACCAAGAAGGCGCCTCGGGCATTCAAACAGCATTTAACATGCAGAATGCAGCATTGGAAAGTCAAATTTCCATGCTGGACAAACTGACTGCAGGTGCCGAAATGGCAGCAACTACTCTGGCGTTGATACCCAATCCAATAGCCAGACTCACTGCCGGAGTTGCAGCAGGTGTAGGAGCACTGGCTGGTTTTGCCAAAAATTTGAGTGTTGAGCAGCAAAAAGGTTTGCAAGCTTTAAACAAAGAAGTCAGTATCACAACCATGTCGTTTGATGTCATGACCAAAAACGGAGTGTTGCTTGGTGGTGGCATGGCTCAGATGCGGGAAACTGCTGGTGAACTGCGCTTGAATCTAAATGAATTCTCACAGGTTGTCACAAGAAGCAGGAAAGAATTGGTTGACTTTGGAGGCTCTGCAACAGGCGGAGTTAAAAAACTAAGAAATGTCGGATTGGCATTTGATCAGCTGAACAAAGAAGGCAAAGACTTACGCCAACAGTTGTTGAGATCCGGAATTAGCTATGAAGAGCAAACCGAAGGCATGGCTCAATTCATGGACATTATGAACAAAACTGGCAAATTGCGCGGAATGACAGACAAAGAAATCGCCGAAGCAGGTGCAAAACATTTGATGACCATGAAGGCTGTGACAGCATTTACTGGCGAAGATCTTAAATCAGCTCAAGCCAGAGCCAAGGAAGCAGCCCAACAAGGTGCCGTAAGAGTAAAACTAGAAAGAATGGGCGGAGAAGCTACACAAAAATTCATGGCGCTGTCTGCTAAAATGGGTCCAGACATGACCAAGGCTTTGCAACAGATGTTGGTAACTGGCGGACAAGTAGTAGATAAAAATCTCAATATCATGTTGGCAAACAGTCCCACACGTAAAAAAATCATGGATCAAGTGTATGCTGACTTAAACGCAGGCACAATTAGTGCCGAAGAAGCATCACGACGCTACGAAGAACTGGTCAAAGACAACGCCGAAGCGTTAAAAGCCGAAGGTGATAGCATGGCAGAAAGATTTGGTACAATATCTGCTTTGGACAAAGGCATGGACGCACAAACCAGATTAGCGGAAGGACAACAAGATCTGGCTGCTCGAGGATTAGCAGCTAGACAAGCCGAAGTTGAGGGCATTGGAAATACTGTGGAGCAAATGAAACAATTGCGTACAAATGTGGACAAACTCAACAACGTGATTGATCCATTGAGAGAGTCAATTGTGCAGGCCGAACAGGTCACGCGAAATAAACTACCT